TAGATGGCGATCCATTTGCTGTGTTTGAAGCTAAACATACTCACGCATTTAATTTATCGGAAAAGAAACAAGTTGAATTTGTAAATAAATATTATCCGCAAGTTCAACACTATATGCTTGTAACTAAATATCCTAAAACATTTCTATCGGTATTTTTTGGTAACATGGAATATCGATCTATAGAAATTCAACAAGATAAAAAGTTTCAAGCTATGTTGCTTAAAGCACACAAAGTGTTTTGGAAAGCCGTTCAAGACAAAGAACCTATTGATACTAACTGGAAGGAATTTCATGGAATATTATCAGAATAATGTTGGTTATAAAAAACGTAGAACCTCTTATGAAGCTGGTGTTAGTATGAAAACTAAAAGACTAACTGTAAGAGAAAAGTGCTTACAAGTATTACGCAATAAAGGTTCTTATGGTGCTACGCCTGATGAAGTAGCACAGTTATTAAACATACCTATAACGACTGTTAGACCACGATTTAGTGAGCTGGTTAACTTGCAGTTAATTATAGATTTAAAACAAACCAGAAAAAACGAAAGCGGTAAAAACGCAATAGTATGGGGGATCAAATGATACTTGTAAAAACAGAACATAAACAAAAATGTTTAAAAAATAAAAGTTTTTTATGTTTAGGTTGGCATAGATTTGACTGGTTAAAACAATATACAAGAATGTTTTTTCGAAGAAGAATGAAATATGGACAATCTGCTACTTGGTTTTATCAAGTAGGTCAAAGTTCAAACGGAGCTGAATTGTATCTCTATTATTCAATAGAACCACCCTTCTCTCTCTTAAACAATAATTTAACTTTAAGAGAGGAACAACAACATGAAAACGGAAAAGAAATTTTTAGTGGAACTATACATTGGTGATTATAGTTCCCCAATCGTAGAGGACGCAGAATTAATGGATTATTTTACTATTAATGCTGACAATGAGAGAGGTGTCATCAAGCACCTACTCAAACATAATATTAAGATCAAGGAGATACCTGATGATAGCTAAGCTACTTAATATGATTTTTAGACAACGATTTGTGAATATGGATCACAAAGATAAATGGATTCATCTTCACATAAAACAATTAACAAAGGAGGTAACAGATGTCACAAGGTTCACAGAACGAAAATAATAATATGACATTATGGAAACAAGTAGCTCATACTAATCCAAAATATACCAAACCATTTCCGTCATTTGGTAAAACATTAACGACTATTGATCCAATGTATCAAATCATGACAATGACAGGTACATTTGGACCAGTTGGTCGTGGCTGGAATTATGTAGTTAACTATACTTATACAGATAAATGTGTATTTGCTGAAGTATCAGTTGCAACACAAAAACGAGAAGATAGCTTTTGGGATTACTATGGCCCAATATCTTCTGTTCAACCACTCTTTAAAAAGAATGGCACACTAGACACTGAAGCTCCCAAAAAAGCTATGACTGACGCTTTAACAAAAGCATTTAGTCATCTTGGTGTAAGTGCAGATGTATTCTTAGGTCTATTTGACAATAATAAGTATGTCTCTGACATGAGGGAAAAATTCAAAGATCAACAGTCTAGTACTGCAAATTTAAACTTAGTAAATTTTAACTCGAAAGGAAAATAATATGTTAAATCAAGTAACTCTCGTTGGTAGATTAGGTGCTGATCCTGAAGTAAAAGAAACTACTTCTGGTACACACTTTTGTAATCTATCTCTCGCTACAAATGAGCGATACAAACAAGGTGAAGAATACAAAGAAAAAACTCAATGGCATAAAGTTGTTGTGTTCAATCCTAACCTAGCACAGTCTATTGGTAAGTATTTCAAAAAAGGTGATACGATAACTATTCAAGGTCAAATTGAATATCGTAGTTATGACAATGGTGATGGAACTAAATACGTTACCGAAATTGTTGTTCCAAGATTTAATGGTTCAGTTAAATTGATTCCGCAAGGAGCTGGTGGTTCAAAACCAAAAGCTACTGCTCCAACACAACAAGCTCAAACTAATGGTGGTGATGAACCTTATGTACCATTTTAATAACACTACCCTCCTCCTAAACCATGGGGGTTTTATTTTGATTTTACTCCGAATTGCTGATGGTTTTCGTAGGTAGTGTTAATGGGTGAACGAGAATGCTCCTTTCCGCTGTTGACTTTAGTAGCCCAAATGAATTTAGCCATTAGGGATATTCTTATACGGATGATGGTGGGTTCGAAAGATATAATGTTACAAATGGTTCCCAAGATGGCACTCATAACTTTCCATTTAATTATATCAACCACCATACTAACTGGAGAAAGTTATGAATAAAGAATTAGAAGATTTAGTAATCCTAGAAGTAACTCATCAAGTTGGTATTAATAAGGAACTGTTAATGTCAAATAGACGAGATATTATATGTGTCGTTTGTAGACAGTATCTTACATACTTCCTTAATTACTATTTAGGATACGATACGATAAAAATAGCAGATGCTATTGGTAAAGATCGTTCTACTATTCACTTTAATATTTATGCTTTTGAAAAAAGTATGAGGAAAAACACCAATTATCTTAATGAGTTTATTCGTATTGATAAAGGTGTGAGTAGAATAGTTCGTAATTATATGGATTACTTAGGATATGATAGACGACCTTTTCGAAGTACACACAACATCCTCGCTGGAACAGATTTTTCACGAGTGGATAGAATACTTGATCGTCATAGGTCAGATCAAAAGAGAGAACATCAATTACAAGATGTTAAATCAAGCAATAGTTGAATTGGAGAAAGAACAATATGTTAAAAGTGGACGAAAATTACATTAAAGAATCAATTATGGAACATGAAGGTTTCCGTGATACCATATATGTTTGTACCGAAGGTCATAGAACTGTGGGCTGGGGGCATAAGTGTGTTGAAGATCATTGGGAAGATAGAATTGCTTACCCTCTTGGTTATTTAAGAGATGTGTTTATGGTAGACTTTGATAAAGCTAAAAAACAAATGAAAGAATTTTTAGCACAAGAAGATTTAGCTATCAAAAAAGAAGCTGAATACATATTAGTTGAAATGATATTTCAAATGGGAAAAAATGGTGTATCCAAATTTCGCAATATGATTAAAGCACTACGAGGACAAAATTACGGATTAGCTTCCGTAGAGATGTTGGACTCACTTTGGTATAAACAAACTCCTAATCGGGCAAAAAAATTAAGTGATTTAATGGCTTCCCTTGAAGGATAAGTTTTTAGTATTTTTTAAAATATTAATTACCCAACCAGATAGTTCGTTTATTGTTTCATCAGAAAGTTCAAGGTTCACTACCCTCTTATCACAGTCTGAAAAAACCTGATTTATGTAGTTATCATCTACTAATCTTTTAATAACAATATCACCTTGTCTATTTGAACAAGTTAATAATTTTTTTAAATCAGTAACATTTAGTAAATCAGATTTAATAGCTAGTAAAAATAGAACAGCTAAATGATGGTTATTATCTAATCGTAATATTCTTCTAATCGCTTTTGTTTCTTTTTGACCATAATATGCGTTGTCAAGTACGTCCTTCATATATGTTTTAATAGATTTATTCATATATCCACTAAATTTAACACATAAGTAGTGTGAAAATAGTGTAAAAATTACATATGTTATATAATAACGTTTTAAGAATCACCAGATTCCTTAATTATTTTTAGGTCCAATCATACAGGGCATACCTAAAAAACGCTCTCACGTTCAAATATGAGCTCTTTTTAGAATCATTTTAATTATAAATTATTATTTTCGACCGAAAAACCTACTTGCGCCCTTAATTCCAAAACTTGCTGATACAATAACGCCTAAGGTGTATTTATACCAATCCGGTGTCTTCGAAAGAGCGGCAAACCCATCTTCAACATAGCCAACTGTCCAAGGCAAAAAGCAAAGAAGAAGGGGGATGCTGAACAAAATGGTTAAGTACTCATCTTTCCAGCTCCCCTTTGTATTTTTGATTGCTTCTATATCCCAATCGACTTCTCCTTTAATCTGTTTTTCCATCAAAGAAGTTTTAGCTTTTATTTCAGTAACCTTCTGTTCTGCTTTCGCTTTCTTAGTATCTACAAAACCTTTTACAGATGTACTTACAATATCAACTACTGGGCCAAGCAATAAATTTAGCATTAAAAAATTGCACCCCAGATTATAAGAGCTAGTATTCCAGCTAGTCCTACAAATAAAATCTTTCCTCTTTTAGAAAGACCATTCCAAAAGTATTTAATTTTTTCCATACTCTCTCTCCAATCTATCCATAGAAACAAAATTCTTTTCTTGGATATGGTTATCCCAGATGGACAATTCGACAATTCCGTATGACCATCCAGTCATGTTGAGCTTTGCATACCTTTCAACATGGTTCATTGGCAACGCACAACCAACATTAACGATACGAACAAACTGTTTATCGCCAATTTTGGGAGCTTTCCAATCTCTATCTTTATGTGTATGACCAAATACAAGGTCATGTAAACAATCATTTGCTATAGATATTTCAGCATTACGTCCTCCATACTCTTTACCCATTATATTCTTCGGTACATGCGTAAACCCTACTCCCGATACAAAAAATATACTTCCGTATTCAGACACACTCCAGTTACTGCTGTGGAAGGATTGATAGAGTTGATCTTTCATCATGCCTTCAATCTCAGGAATCTTTTCTTCAAACTTATGTACTCGTTGTTCATGGTTACCTAGTGTAATATGTTTAGGTACTTGAACATTTCCCATGCCTTTATTAATTA